ATGATACGTAATACCATACATCCCAGTAAAACGCATAAGAGGGGCACTAGCGCCAGCCAAAATAATAGAAAGGTGTCCATACATTTTTTTCCTTATAAGTAAATTGATAAAGTTACGCCAACCTTCTAGCGTTCCTGTTGGTCTTGTGTTAGCCACAATGTTTTCTAAGCCCGGCATAGGTACGGGGATGGGGTGCGCCTTATTTGCATAAATCTTTCCTGCAAATACAAAAGTATCATCCTTTTGCCATCCATAACTAGCGGGTACGTTTACTGGTGTTTTTTCTGTACTCATTTTTTCTACACACGCCCTTATGTAGTCTGCTAAATTTTTATCGTTACCTGAACCAAATGCAGCAACAATGTTTTGAGAAGCAAGCGCTTTTACTGTAGCGTCTTTAGCCACAATCGCCTCTTGAGCAAATGTAACTGTTTGCACTCCCTGTGGTCTTGTCGCAATCATATGGACTGTGTGATCCCCTGCACTATTAAGTATGTCTACTGGAAATAAATCATACGGCAAAAGCATCACTTGTCTTTTTATTTTGTTTCCGTTGGCATCCTCGTCTTCTTTCTCCATAAATACACCGCCTCGCTCTCCGTAGGCATAACCCTTTGGTGGTTCGGGGCGCTTTACAGTTTTGATTTCTTCTTTGCCATCTGTAATTTCTTTTATCTCAACGATCTTTTCTTCGTGAGATACTGCGTACTCGCGTCCAAGCGCTAATGGATTTGTGATGTTGCCCCAATGTTTACAACTGGGACAGACACCGGGGTTTTCACTATCAAGTTTTGTACACGGGTATGGACCTTTAATCTCGCTTAGTTTCTTGTGCATACGCTCTAAGTCGTATGGGTGCTTTTCACTAAGCCAGACTGTTGCTTTCTCATGATCTACGCATTTTTGTGCAATACTAAGCAGACCTCTCCAAAGAGGTTCCATGCCGTCGTCTTCTGCGTTCTCAATGTAGTGTGCGATTTGTCCACAGCCATCCCCCTGTGCGGTTATCTTAATGATCTTCCCAAACCTAGTCTGTGAATTCTCAAAAAGTTTAACACTTGTTTCACCACTAATCGCTGTGCCTGGCAATACAAGAGATGCGGGTTTTGGTTTCATTACCTCATAAGCAGTACCAACCAAATTCCTTTCAACAAGCGCTTTAATATCCTCAAACTCAAAGAAGTCGCCTTCGTTCTTAAACCGAACATTGGTTTGTTCTCTGACTTGTTTGCCTTTACTCTTTACACCTGTATTAACCGTGCCCGGTACGCGTAGTACCCTAGACGCATCAGCCGTTACTGTCTGATCAATATCTAATCTCTTTTGAAAGCATAGACGTTTGAACCCTTCAGCAACTGGCTTCCAGTCTGCAACCGATTGTGTCTCTGTAAACGGCCAGTATGCGTGTACCCCACCGCCTGACGCAACCAACCAAGGACTGCCCAAATCAGAAAGACCTACGTCATCAGCAAACGCCATGATGGCGCTGACCGCTTCTTGTGCAGAAGCATACGCTTTTGGTTTAATATTTCCATCTGCATCGGGCAAATCTTTAGGATGATTACAGTCAACATCTATTGCAATACATTTAACATTTTGAACATTGGTTTGTACCCGTTTGTTTTCTGTGCCAAATGTACCTAGCGCAAAGTAAATGTCGTAGCTGTTTTTATTCCACGCTTCTATCTTCGTTTGTGCATCTTGTAAGTCCTCAACATAAAAGTGTTCTTTCTTTTTAGTCAGCTCTGCCACGCAATACCTTCCGTTACCCGGAGGTGGCAAAACCGCCGCCATAAAATCAAGCGGTTCCATAGCTATACCTCGGGTTGTTTAGAATAATGCTTGCTGTCTGGTGTCGTACTTGTAGTCTGTATAGCCTTGTTGACCTATAAAAGCTACATCGTCATACCTGCGCAATAATTCTTTTTGCCAATTAATTGGCAAACCTTCGGGCTTATCCAAAAACATTTCTGCGTATTTGACTAACTCTTTGTTACTTAAGGTTCTAGGTTGTATGCCTTGCATATTTTTCTCCATGCTTCGTCAGCCGTCTTAGACGTTGACATTATGTTTGTTAAAAGTTCTACCCTGTCTTGGTATGCTACGAAAATGTCTTTACCTTCAAACCAGTTGTACACAGTTTGTCTAGTAACTCCAAGCGCATATGCAATCTTAGTCACAGGGAAATTAAGGTGTACCGCCCAACGTCCAAGGACGCTCCCCGGCGTTCGGGGAGCATTGGCTACGATACTGATGATTTTTTCAGAATAAGCCATTTATAGTTCACTCATCATCCCAGTCACTAACGATTTCAGAAAGCTTGCTTTTCTTTGCAGGGACTGCGGTTGGCTTGGCGGTTTCTTTACGAACTTCTGGCTCAACTTCTTCCTCTTCTGCAACAGGAACTGCCTTTGCTTTAGCGGCTTTTGGTATTGCTAGACCGATAGCTTTGGGTTTGTCCTTGACACCATCTGTTTGTGAGACTGTCATAACAACTGCACGACTGGCTTCGTCTGATGCACCTTGCTCTTTTGTAATTTCGTATTCTTCTTCAGTCAACCAACGAACAGGAGCAAAGATCAGCTTTGGACTCTCAGACTTCATATCGAACTTCATGCGCGTTACGATCTTCTCAACGTCAACAGGTGGGGATGCTAAAGCCAAGTGACGAACATACGCTTGAAGGGGACGTTTGTCTCCGTCTTCTTTACCAAAGATAGAAGTTGCGGGTAGTGTAAGTTGTAAGATGTCGCCTGATGGATCATTCTCCAACACAACTGCAAGACGCTGTTGATAACGGCAAGCACGGCTATTACCTTGACCTGAACCTGCAATGTTCTGTGGGCAAGTGGCACAAGAAACGCTTTGAGCTTCTTTGATAGATGCGTCTGGTGTCTCGCCATCATTAGACCAGCAATCGGGTCCACTGATATTTTCAGCATCATATGACTTAGCGTAAAACATACGGCTGACTTTAGGTGCTGCTTTAACAACGATCACATCGAGATGGCGGTCTTCAATACTTGCCATTTCTTTGCCACCGGAAATTAAACGAAACACACCGCCTTTGATAGAGATGCGCTTAGATGATCCAACTGCACCGCCCATTAAGGCTCTAGCTGTATCGGATAGTTCTCCTGTCTTAGCAAATGCAGGAACTTGGGATGGGTTAAAAACTGTTAGGTTAGTCATATGTAATCTCACTTAGTTGATTTTAAAACGCGAATGTCATACTCTGCCATAGAGTTAAGACCTGGAGGTACAAGTCCAGGATTTTCTTCAATGAATTTAGCCATGTTAGCTTGTGCGATACGCTTCTCAAGTAAGTCCACGACATCATGTTCAACGACAAAGCGTTTGAACGAATCCCAGTCCTGTGTTGAGTAGCGAGTCTTGGTCACTAAACTTACTGTGCCAAACTCAGTTTTTACAGACGATACCCCTGTGGCTTTCATCTGTTCCTTCATACCGATTTTGATTTCGTCCAGTTGAGCTTTCAACTTTTCGACTTCGCTATCGTATTCTTTTGTAAGTTCGTCAATCTTAGCCTTCATCTTTCTGTAGATTTTGGTAAGCTGATCAAACGGTATTACTTCTGTTTCCATTTAACTTCTCCGGTTGTTTTTTAATAGGTTATTTGTCAAGGGTTAGACAGTATACATGTTTTTTAAATCATTTCAACACCTCCTTTATATTAATTTCATTTTCGAACATCTGTGTAATAAGTAAGTTATCACTTACCTTGGACTCCAAAGCTTTAAACATTTTTTTCTCAATCGGACTGCCTTGGATATGTATAACAGTAACTTTATCGGAGTCCTGTCCCTTGCGGTCAGCCCTTGCAATGGCTTGTGTGTACTGCTCAACGCTCATAAGAGGTCCGTAAAATACAACAGTATCTGCCCTAGTCAACGTAATGCCATGCGCTGTAGCCTGTGGTTGCATAACCAACACCCTAGGGTTTTCCTCATTCTGAAAACGCCTAATAATATCCGAGCGTTTTGATGGGGTAACGTCTCCGTTGATGTAGTTTGTTTGTATGTTGTTGGAAAGCAAGTGGTTGTAGATGGTATCAATGACTGATCGGAACATTGCAAAAACTATTACCTTTCGGTCAGTCTCACGCAGTATTTCTTCAAGCACGTTTAGCCGTGGTAATGAATCAAACTCTACAATCTCTTTGTCATCCGTATAAGCCGCACCACAAGATACTTGAAGAAGTTTACTAACCATAGCTGCAGCATTAACAGCGCTTACAGTTTCTCCTGATGCTTGAATCAGCATCCGGTCTTTAAGTAAGTTGTAATACTTAGCTTGTTGTGTCGTTAAAGGTATCTCACGCGTCATCGTCAACACAGGCGGTAGATCAAGACACTGCGCTTTAGTAAATCTAATAGCCGGTTGCAAAGCTTCGTGTACTAATTCTTTAGCATCTGGTTTTGGTGCCCACTTGTACATTGTGATCTTGTTCATTACCCTATCACGCCAACCTGTAAAGAACATTGGCACACCATCGGGGTTGACTAATTTAGCTAAACCATACGCATCAACTGGAGACTGTGAAGCGGGTGTTCCTGTCATCATCCACAACTGTGTGTTGGGTTTGATAATAGATTTAAGTGACTTCCATCGCTTGGTTGATACAGTTTTGTATGCGTTGGCTTCGTCGACTATGATTAGATCAAATTTTCCATTGCTGTTTATTTCATCTGCTACAAGATTGAGTCCATCATAGTTAGTAATAACAAACTCATAGTCTTGTTGAATCATTTCGATGCGTCGGGTAGATTGCGCGTGGTGCGCGACTACGGCAGAGCGATGTATGATACTGTTGTTTAAGTCGCTGAGCCACGCTGACTGCATGATGGACAAAGGACATAGTATTAAACATCTTCTGACTTCTTTTCTTTGCATCAAATAATCAGCCGCCCATAATGCGGATAGTGTTTTGCCTGTGCCTGGTTCAGAAAACACAAACGCACGTTTGTGTAGCGTTAAGAACGCAGACGTTTCTATTTGATGTGCCATAGGTTTAAATCTACCCGGCCATTTGTAACGTCTTGTTATCGGTGAGGGTACGTTTTTAACGCCAAGGTTTTTCAACACCCTTACTTCGTCCAGACCCCAGTAAACTGCGATCTCGTATGTGCCGTTATCTTCACTAAGCACTTTATGCTTAGGAATGAGGGAGTACTTCTCCGGGCTTCTGGTCTTAAAGACCAAAGCCTTATCATCTACTATTTGCATTTGCTTCTCTTATATTTATTTTTTCTTGCCGTAAACTTTGCCGTGATCATCACGCCAACTTCTGTTCACACTCTCAGGTACTACACGCAAATTCTTTTTATTATTTTTACCACCCGCATCGAGCATCTTGATATGATCGACTTCCTTACCATCTCCTTTCTTTACCTTACCCGCTTTCATTTCTAATAAACGCGCTTTGTTTCTTTCTTCTCTTAGCTTGACTTGCTTTGGAGATGATTCGTACTCCGTGTTGTACGCTAGTTTTTTGGGACTTGACTTTGGCATGATTGCTCCTAATGTTTGGGATTAAATTCACAGGTTGTTACAGGACACCACGGACATAGTGGTGTTGGCGTAGGATTCCATACGCCTGTTGCATGCGCTTGCTCAACCCTAGCTACCCTACGGCGGTAATTCCACCACTCAGCTTCGGCTTGATCGAGCGTCATACTTTGCTTCACCATATCATCTTTTACGACAAAAAGCAAAGCTGAACTCACTTTTCTAATATGTGGGAAATGGGCAAACACCATAAGTGACATCAGCTTTAATTGCTCTCTGTCAGGATATTTGTTATTACCTGTTTTATAGTCAACAACTTTGGCAGTTAAGTCATCATCGTTGATAATAAGCAGATCGGCAATACCTCTTACCCAAACGTCTGGACTAGTCCAAGCGCAGGGTTTAAGGTCTGTTGTAAGCGCCATCTTGTACTCACATAACTTGCGCCCCTCAATAGATGCAAGGGCATCGAGCGTGTCTTTAGCAAATTCAAACTGTGGTGGTATGGGCGTAGCATCTTTAATATAGAACTCGGCAGCTTCATGGAATTGTGTCCCATATCTTGTGTGTTCGTTCTCTACAAAAGGAAACTTCTTAAGTACCTTAACCTCATGATACCTACGTGGGCATCCCTCATAGTCTTTTAAAGAACTGTGCGACCATACTGCATTAGTCATTTGAATCTCGCTGATTTAACGGCTCTGCTTAAACGAATAGCAAACTGTTCTACAAATTGTTCTTTGTTGTTTAGTCTGTACTCACCCATGTCTACAAGGATTGCGTGTACCAATTCATGCCAAAATG